GTCCAGACAGCCATCAGCGCGTTGACAGTGCGCTCGTCAGACAGGCGCTCGACCAATTTGTCAACCATATGGTTGGCAATTGCCTCGGCGTCAGCGTCGCTCATCTTACGCTCCACGCGCTCAGCCTGCTCGTGTTTCGTCAACATCAGCGGAACCTCGAAGGTTGAAGGCCGAAAGCAAGCGAGTCGGGCTGGAACCGAGTTGGCGTGTCCTCGACATCCCAGTCTTCAAGCGCTTGGCGGTAGAAGTTGGCTTTGCCTGCGCAACGGTCCATGATGATGGCAGGCTGGCCCGAGGCCAGCTCATCCGCCAGCGCCCAACGCAGCGCAAGGTACCACTCGACCGGGAACGAGATGGTCTCGTCCAGCTCGGTGGGTGCGGCTGACTGCGTCTGGAGGAGCAACTCCAGCGTGCCGGTAGCGACAGCGGTGTCAGGGACTGGCCAGAAGCGGACCAGCAGGTTTGCGGCTTGCTTGTCTACAAAGTAGCTGTTGGTGTAGCCAGGCGTCGTCAGGTTACCCAGACGGTGGTACTCGTTCCAGGACAGCGAGGTCAGCGGGGTGCGCTGGCCTGTGGAGGTAACTCGCCAGCCTTCGATCACACGAGTGGGCTTAGTGGAAAGAATTGCACCGGCCGGGCCGAGCGTGTACAGCGCAGTGCCGGCCACCGGGGTGATCGACTGCACGCTGTTCAACCACAGCTTCAACCCTTGCGTCTGCCAGAAATTGATCAGGTCGTTAATTCGCTCGAGCGCATCAGCCAGCACTTCGCCCTTGGGCTCTTCGCCAGTCTGAAGGCGCCCGCAGTCCTTCAACGCCTGCCGGATCATCCGGAGAGGGGTGTAGAGGGAAGCGGGCGCGGCCATCAGAAGCTCACTTTCGTCATCTCTAGGATGATGGTGTAGGCGAGCGTGCCGGAGGAGTAGCCGAGCGTCGTCAGGTAAATATCGCCTGTGACGCCAGCCCCAGCGTTGTTGGTGATGCCGCCGAACTTGCAAGCCTCGATCTCGTCGTAGCCGGTGAGAGCCGCGAAGCGAACGTCGGTGGTTGCATCCCAATCCAGCACGACAACAAGGCCAGGCGAGATCAAGTGGCGGATGGTATCGACACGAACCTTGGTAGGTGCGCCGGCGAGACCGGAGACATCCACCTTGATGACGCGCGCTTCGTTGCTGGTGTCCAGCACTCCGGTGAGGAGCATGACAACGTTGCGCGGGCCATCAAGGAGAGTCTGCGTGGTAACAGTGTTAGCCATTGCAGACCCCTTTTCTTAGCGCTCTTGCGCCACGAAGATGTAGTCGATGGACAGGGTCTTGGCCGCAGCAGCACCGTTCTTGATGCCGAAGCTGACGGTCAGCTCGGTATCAGGCAGGTAGGTCGTCACCGTGGCCGACAGATCGACAGTGCTCAGCTGCACGCCATCCTTCCACAGGGTGACGTAGCGCTTGCCGTCGAAGGCAAAGCCCAGCTCGGTCCAGGTGTCATCCGCCAGCGTGGTGACAGCCGAACTGGTAGACTGACCGGTCGTCGTGTCCTTCTGCACGTAGAAGTTGACGTTGGTCGTGCCGTCTTCCTTCATAAAGAAGATGCCGTCGGTCACGCCGTCACCAGCCGTCGAGCTGTAGGGGTCGGTGTCAGTGACCATTAGGCCGAAGTGCACCTCACTTTCGGTCGCGTCGGAGACCTTGAAGCGGAACTTGCCACACAGACGCTTGCCAGCGGCGGGCAGGAACGACTCGCCAACCTTCTGGAAGAAATCCAGGTCGTTGTCGGCTGCATCGTTGGTGATCAGCAAGACACCGCCGTCAGCGTCGGTGAGGGCTTCCGTGGCGGAGCCGGCACCTGCCTCGGTGGTGGTGATGGTCCAGTCTGCCGCGACGAACGTGTCGAAGTCGTTGAAGTAGGTGTGCCAGCCGGTCGGGTCAGGCAGACCATACATGCCGAGCGGGTCGATCTTGTCGGCAGTAGTGACGCCGAAGGGAAAACGAACGGGAGAGCCCATGATGATTCCTTACGTGTGGTTGCACGCCCGAAGGCGTAAGGAGAAAAGGCGGAGGCCAGGAAATCCTGCTTAGCCGGGGAACAGCCCCAGACCTCCAGCGCTGGGTTACGGCCGGTTGGAGCCGAAGATGCCGCGCGGGTCGGTGCAGCCGACCGACAGGCGCATGTAGGCCAAAGCCTTGCTGTTGCGCGTGTCGAAGTCGTTGTCCTGCTGCAGGTCAGGCTTCTGGCGCCAGAACGCCGTCATGCCCTCGGGGCAGTTGGTTCGCACGAACCACGTGCTCGGCTGCGTGAAGTAGTGGTTCATCTTGATGCCGCCGGGGAAGGCGTTGGTCGCCTTCAGCACGTTGATGTTGTTGTTGGCGGTGTCAGACTGCAGCACGGACTTCATGATGCGGTTGGCGTTGAACCACTCGGCCGTCGACACGTGCAGGCTCTGCGGCATGATCGAGACTTGCAGACCACGGTCGTTCTGCACGTTCATGATCTGGATGCACAGGTCCTCGAGCGCGGCCTCGGACAGGTCAGCGGCCGGGGTCAGCGCGTTCGAGAACGTGCCGCCAGTGGCGCGGACATGCGAGGCCGAGCACAGCGCCACGCCGTCGCCGGTCGTGAAGTACGTGCTGGAGAACGCGTTGTTGTACAGAAAGGCGGCGACGGTCTCGACGGTCTGGTTCATCGAGAAGGCGTTGGCGGTGGCGCGACGAGCCGAGACCTGGGCGTACAGGTTGTCCATCCGCTCTTCGTACGTCACCATGTAGCCGAGGCTGTAGGCAATGTGCTGGAAGCGGGTGATGATGCCCTGCGTCTCCGAGTCGAACGTGCCGCTGTTGCCTTCCGGCTTGACGGTCGCCAGGCCGAAGCCGGTGATCTGCACGTTCTCTTCGTAGGCACGCTCCGAGGTATCCCAGTCGTACAGCTCCGGATACTCGGTGGCGTGGCCGTCGTAGACCTGACCCCAGATCGCGCGGACCCCAGGCCAAAGCAGTTTCGGGTGCGAGCCGGTATTGATGATGCCACCAGGCATGGTGTTCTCCTTGTCAGACGCCGGTGATGCCGGCGCGGTACAGATGGTTGTTGATCAGGACGTTCCACTTGGCGTAGGCGCCAAAGGCGTTGTTGGGGATCTGGCGAAGCCCCATCAACTTGACGTCCAGCGACGACGTGGCTGCCTCGGTCGTGTTGGTCAGCAGCCAGCCGGACTGGTAGCCCGAGTTGGTGCCGGCCACCAGGTTGGCGTTCCGGCCGATTTCGGCGGCCGTCAGGGCGGTACCAGTGCCGATCTCCTGGACCTCGAAGATGATGTTCGGATCGTCCGCCACGAGGACGTAGTAGTCCTTCGTCTTGGTCGCCGGAATCACCGTCGTGTTCAGGTTGGTCGGGTCGGCTGACATGCCGCCGTAGGTCAGGCCGCCTGCACCAACGATGACGCCGACGAGGCCCGAGCCGGGCGTAGCCAGCACGATGCCAGGAACACCCTGGGTGTCGCCAGTGCCGTTCAGCGTGACCGGATCGCCGATGGCATAGGCGTTGGTGTCAGACGAGGGGATGTGGTACCGCCGGGCTTTGCCGTTCCAGGGCGCGCCGCTGAGGTACTCGACCGGGACGAGCCCGGCGGGAGCGTTGTTGTTGGCCACTTAAGACCTCCGTGGAGTGAACATGTTGCGATTCTCACCCTTGCTGTAACGCTGCGAAGCGTCCATGCCAGCCTCGGTGAAACCCTTGTCGCCGCGCAGTTGCCCAGCGATTTGCTCGTGGCGCTCGAAAACGAGTTCTTCATCCTCGAGCCACAGTTCCTTCTTGATCTTCATCAGGTACAGGCGGCCGGCTTGACCGGGGGCGTCGTCACCTCCGGCAGCCACGCTGACGCGCGTGCCCAGGTCGGTGTTGCCGTCGACATCATAGCTGGTTGCCAGGCCGTGGCCGTTGAGCACGAGTTCGTCGCGCTCGACAAAAGCGTAGCCGGCATTGAGGGCTTGCTGGATGCGCTGGCCGGTTCCGCGGAACCAGTACAAGACGTAACCGGGGATCTCCGGAACGGCCAGCTTGAGAGTGGGAAGGGCCATCGGGATACGACGGCCGGCGGCCCGCTCAGGCGGGTTGGCTGGGTTGACGAGAGTTTCAGGCTTGATTGGGTCGGTCACGGTCATTCTCCGGCGAAAAAGTCTTTGGCGTACTGCGCTTGCCAAGAAGCAAGATCCTTGTGGGCGCGACCCGGGCCGACGAGCTTGGAAGCGTAGCTGTCGCACGCTGCCTTGGCGTCGGCGGGCAAGTCGGCGTAGGTCTTCTGACGACCGCCAGAGCCGCCACCACCGCCCGATGGGCCACGGCCGCCCTGCACCTTGTCAGTGCCGCGGGCAGGCGGGTCCAGGTACTCGGCCATCTCGGCGTCGATGGCGTCGTAAAACGCCTTGCCCTTCAGGTTCGGTTGCTTGCTGCGGAGTTCCTCGGCAATGCCAAGGGTCAGACCGCGGAGGCGTGGGTTGCTGGCAAACCAGGAATTGTTGGCTGACCAGGCAGTGAAGTCGGGATCAGCGGGCGGTGTGGCAGGAGCAGCGGGAGCTGCCGGCTTTGGAGCCGGAGCAGGGGCTGCTTGAGCCGTGCGGATCTTGGTCAGCTCGTCCTGGATTTCGACTTCGGCTTCGACGTCGCCGTCTTCGCGCGCTTGCTTGAGTTGCTTGACGAGGTCCTTCTTGGCTTTCTCCACCTGGCGGGCGGTGTCCTCGCTGTGGTAGCGCTTCAGCTCGTCGATGGCCTCTTGGGAGGCGCGGAGAAGCTGCTGCGTTTCCGTGAGAGCGGCCTTGGTTTCGGCCACTTCACCGCGAAGCTTTTCGCGGTCGGCGCGCAGGATCGGGATGAAGTTCTCACCCCGCGAGACAAACGTCTCGGCATCGACCCACTTGGACTGGTCGCCGCGGAACTCAGCCTGAGGCCGCCAGCCCATCTCGCGGGCTGCTTGCTCGACTTCGGTGCTCATGCCGGTGCTCCTTCGTGCGTGATCGCGGCGAAGATGTCGCGGTCGTTGACGATGCGGTAGAGGCGGCCGTCAGCAGGGCCTGTCAAGGCGTAGCCAGACAGGCGGGCGATGAGGACCTTGTCGCCGACTTTGGCCCGCGGCTGAGTCTCGGTCAGCCAGCATTCCGGCCCGACCTCGACAACGACAGCGCGCTGCTCGACGAGCACTTCGCCC